CTACTACTACTACATCAACTTTGATTCCGTAATAGTAGGATAGAGACATAGAAATATTATATTAACCTAAGCCAGAGGTGAGAGGATTAAAACTCAATCCTCTGGCTTATTTATTTAAAACAACATGGCAGACTTGAAACTAGACATACTAGTGATTCCTACGTACAACACACTTACGTTGGGAATTGCTGATGCATCTGTCTATCCTACAAACCCTCCTGTTGTTTCTGGAGCTACAATTGAGATTAATGTTCCTGGTTTTGGTATTGTGTACAGACCTTTTAGTGTTAATGATTTCAACATCTTCAACTCTTCAAACTTAGGCATCACTGCACCAGGTGTGGAACAGCCACTTCCTGATGGTGTGTACTATTTAAAATATTCTGTAGCACCTGCATATATCAACTTTGTAGAAAAGTCAATTATGCGTGTTGAAAGGTTACAAGAAAAATTTGATGGTGCATTCATGAAGCTTGATATGATGGAGTGCGACAGAGCTATCAAAACACAAGCAAAGGTGGACCTCACTTCCATATATTTCTTCATTCAAGGATCTATAGCTGCAGCTAACAACTGCGCTACACAGGATGCGATGAGGTTATATAACCAGGCAGACATGATGCTTGATAACTTCCTCAGAAATAACTGCGGTTGCTCTGGGAACAACTACGTAATAAATTTCTATTAATATGGCAAAATGTAGAAACTGCGGAGCTAACGTTGGGTGTGGATGTCAATTGATTAATGGTCTTTGTGGAGCTTGCAATGCAGCTGTTAAACAAGGACGAAAAATTATAACAAATGTTATCACCCAGGCTTACAAATTGTCCAGAGTGCGCTAGTATCCCAGCACTGATTGCTGAGATTGATTGCAAGCTAGCCAACCTGGCCAACAATTTATACAACAATGTTGTGTTTATTTTGAACCAACCTGTTCCTGGTGGAACAATGTTGGACCTTCTTAACTACAGAAGGATTCTTGTTTATAAGTATTGCAATCCTAATTATAACGCTGCCTTCACTGTAAATATGATTGCCAGCAGAGTTAAAATTCTAAAATTTAGATAAATGTCTTGTTCTAACTGCTATAATGGATGTACAGAGATAGTATCTGATCAGTGCGTAAGATATACAGGGATTGATGTTCCCATTTTGGGAATCAAGACTGGTGATTCGCTCTCATATGTAGAGCAAGCATTGATTACGTTTCTCACATCTACACTGAATGGTGAAGGTATTAATTTAGATATTAATCCTACCATTATTTGTGATATCGTAAAGAAAAACTTAATTGCTTGTGAAGAGCTTAGTCTTCCTAATGTAATCACTGCTATTATCAAAGCCATCTGTGAATTAGATGAACGTCTTACAGAACTAGAGGCTGACTTTGCTGCATTGGAAGGACCCTACAGTGTAGGATGTCTTACTGGTGTAACTAGCACTTCTGGAACACATGCCATCCTTCAGGCAGCTATCACTAAGATTTGTGGTCTAGAGGTTGAATTGGACGCACTTGCTCTAAACGTAAGCACTAACTATGTACAGATTGCAAACCTGAACACACTTATTGCTGCCTATTTAGCATCAATCAGTGGAGGTGGTACCAAGTATAATACTAGAATGGTGCCCAACACTGTTGTAGAATACTATGGTAGTCTTACGGGTAACTTTGATGCTACAGGTGCTGGTATTGTTGGAACTGATTGGGAGAAAATCTACTTATGTAATGGAAACAACGGTACTCCTGATAAAAGAGGACGTGTACCAGTTGGTGTTACATCTGGTATGGGTGGTGGTGCTTTGAATCCTGCTGTTGACCCAGCTCTTGGTAATCCTGCTTATGCATTGTTGGGAACACAAGGAACTAACTCTGTGGTACTTACTACCAATCAGATTCCTTCTCACACTCACACTGCCACTGCTGTAAGCACTGTAACAGACCCTGGACATATCCACAGTCTTGTTCCAGACACGTGGGCTGGTACTGGAGATAGAGGAAATAGTGTTAGTCCTAGTGGTTCTGACGTTTTCGACTGGCAGAGCAAGGCAAGAGTTGATGTGGTAGATACAGCACAAACTGGTGTCACCGTAGACACTACTGTCACAGTTGCTTCTGCAGGAGGTGGATTGAGCCATCCTAACTTCCAACCTGGTCTTGGATGTTATTACATCATGTACATTCCTTAATAGTTAAACTCGTTATATAAAATGATATTCCTGCCACCAAATCCTTGCTGCACAACAGTACCTTCTCCATGTGGCACGCATAATGGATGTGATCCTTGTAATGCATCTCCTATATCAACCAATAATGTTTTTTATAACGGTCCCACTCTTCCGTGTACACAAATTAAAAATTGTGACTCGGTAAGTGTAGCACTTCAAAAGATTGATGCTCAGATATGTCTTATTAAGCAGCAGATTAATAATTGCTGCCCAACCACTACTACAACCACCACAATTATTCCTCCAAGTACAACCACCACCACTACACTATTTCCCCCAAGTACAACAACTACCACTACAATTTTCCCCCCAACCACAACTACCACAACCACAGCTTTCCCTCCAACTACAACCACTACCACCACAATAGCATGTCCTTCTTGTACGTTGTATTCTGTAAATAATTCTACTGTTACAACTATTAATGTTGCCTACTATGCTTGTGGAGGAACTTATGTAACCACATCTGTAGAAGGACCTGATATCGTTTACATATGTGCATGTACAGGATCTCTTATTGTTTCACCAATACCTGGTGTAACTGTTACAAATCTTGGAGCATGTTCTACACCAACTACAACTACTACAACAACTGCTATTCCTCCTACAACTACAACTACAACCACTCTTATTCCCCCAACCACCACAACTACAACAACTTTAATACCACCTACCACTACTACCACTACAACAAGTACACCTCCTACAACAACTACCACAACAACCACACTAGTACCTCCTACCACAACTACAACTACTACTGTTGTACCACCAACAACTACAACAACTACCACTGACACACCTCCTACTACCACTACAACAACAACATCTTTTTGTAATGCAAACGGATTCCCTGAAGATGCATACGCTGCCTTGTTCTGGTCTCAAGGAGAAGTAGATACAACAACTACAATTACTTGTGACGGTAATCCTGTTGCAGAACCTTCTCAATCTAAGTCTGTGTGGATTGCATTCTTCTCAGATGCAGGTTTAACAACTCCGTTGGCTGTCACTCTGAATAGTTATTCTGTTACAGTGGGTGGCACTCCATACTCTCTTGGAGGAGGAAGTACAGAATATGCTTATTTCATTGACTACTTCCCATACTCATCTAATCCTGTTGATCCTCTCACTTGTGTACCTGGTGAAACAGTGTTTGAGCCTCTTCCTTCTTTGAGCGCTAATACTTGCTTCACAGTGGTAACTGCGACTGGAATTGGTGATGGTGATATGATAATTCAAAGAGGGGCTGGAGATCCTACAACAAATGATTACTCAGCAGATCTAGGAAACTGTCTATATAGTCCTGGAACTGGAACTCCAATTGAGGTGATAATTAACCCTGGTCAAGCTGGTCCTATTACCCAATCAAACATTGCTGGATATTGTAACGTAACAATACGTCAGCTAGTGTTAGCGCAGGGATACACAATAACAATTGTGGGAACTGCGAATGACGGTAGCTCTGGTGAGACAATCAGTGTACCTTCTGCAATATCAACATCTGTGAATTCTGTTAAGAATTACTTCCTAGATAGCAACCATAGTATCACGGTAACCGTTGATGAGGTTCCGTAAATAGTCAAAAACTCCCTGTTTGTTGGTTTTCAGGGTGTTCTCCCTGGGGTTTCTACCCTGGGGAGTTTTTATTTTATAACTAACTTGGTTATCCATGCTAACCTAGGTGGTTAAAATAATTTGGAAAATATCAAAAACTTTCGTACCTTTAGGGCAATTTTAATTAAATAAAATTATAAATGCCTGAAAATCAATCCCTTCTGCACCAGCTGGAGCAAATGCTACACTGGAAAAAGAGCAAAAAGTTCTATGCAGACAAGCTCAACATTACAGAGAATGAGGTGGATGAATTGATAAAGGAGCTGCGAGGCTCACAAGTGGCACAAGAAGAAGCAGAAGTTGGTAACTACATTGGAGAATTAGAGGATCAGGTGGTAAGGTTTTTTGAGGATGTTCAGAAGGGAACAGGTGAGGTGGTCTTCAATAGCAAAGAAGAAATCAAGAGTTTAGATGAACTTGTTGAAAAATGTAAGATAGATACAGACAAGTGGGAGATAACTAAATACGTCCAAAACTACTGGGGAAATGCTGAGACTCCTCACTACCAAGTGAAAGCTTGGTTGGGTAAGAAGAAGGATGAGCAGATATTCCAGGATAACTTTGTTAACTTCCTTGAGAACTATCAGCCATGTTCTCCTGAGATAATGGCTCCAAAGTTTGATGTGGCCAAGAAGGATGCCTGTTTAATCATAAACAAACAGGATTCTCATCTAAACAAACTAGATATTGGAGGAGATAATGATATAGACAAACGCTTTGGTGATTTTATCCAGAGGGTGGAAATCATCCTGAACCAAGCTTCTCTAGCCAACAATCTCACAGACATCAAGTATATTATTGGTTCTGATGAGTTCAATAGTGAGTTCACTAACACAACTACAAAGGGTACTCCCCAGCAAAATATCCTCTCTTATCACGATGCTTTCCAAGCAATCTGTGATCATGAGGTGAGTGTCATTAATCTTCTCCTTCAGAAGGGTGAATCGGTTGATGTGATATTCGTGGCTGGTAATCATGATGAGTTTGTAGGCTGGCACCTGGCTAGCTGGTTGCAAACCTACTTTAGAAATGAGGAGCGTGTGTTCTTTGACATCTCTCCAAGATATAGAAAGTATGTCAGCTATGGAACATCTGCAATGATGTTCAACCATGGAGATGCCTTAAAGCCAGCAAAACTTGCTCATCTATTCCCTATGGAATTTAAGAGTGAGTGGTCAAATCACGATAATTTCTACATATTTACAGGAGACAAACACCATGAGGTGAGTCTGGATTTCAACGGTATTAAGTTCTACCAGCTTCCTGCCTTCTCTACAGCCAAGAGTTCTTGGGACGACAAGAATGGATATACAGCAGTGAAAGGTGAGGTGACAGGTTTCCTGATAGATTTTGAAGACGGAATAACGAATATATTCAAACAGTATTTATAATGGCTACTTTTAGGAAATTAGTTTCAGATGTGCGCTCCATGCACAAGTTGCTCTCCACAGACAACTTGATCACGGATAGAGCTGTCATGTCTGAGATTAAGAACAATGCCTTCCTCCTGATTAAACGCGAGACTAATCTGAGGAAGCTTTGGGCTACTGACACAGTATTCACTACCATCCCTTGTCTAGAGATGGTAGAAGTTCCTATTTCTGAATGTTGTGATTACGTAGATCCTTGTTCTGTGGCTAGAACCAGGTTCAAACTTCCACGCATTACAGAGGGTAACTACCAGTATGTTATACAGGGTGTCTACTCAATTAATGCGATGAGTGGACAAGGAAAGAAACTAAAAGAAATAACCATCAACAGATACATTAATTTGCTTAAGCTTCCTATTATCAAGAAGGAAGAATACTACTGGATTTCTAATGGATATCTGTACGTAAACAACCCCCTCCTGAAAGCCATCAGACTTGTTGCTTTGTTCGAGGAGGATGTACCTAATTCCATTATGTATCCAGAGTGTGGCTGCGGTACCCCAGAATACACAACAGAAGAACTGTGCAAGAACCCTCTTGACAAAGAGTCTCCTGTTCCTGGCTACCTAGAAAAGCAAGTTCTTGAATTAACTTCTCAGAAGTTATTAGCTACCTACTTCAGGTTGAAGACAGACATCACAAGTGATGGAGTTGATGGTCAAGCACCAAACGCTCCAAACTTGAGATGATATGCGAATCAAAATAGACTGGAGAAGCGCCAGCAAAGAAAACTACAACAATTTCTGCAAGAAGAATCCCTCTATCAAACTTACGTTTGACGAATGGAGAGATATCATCTACACCTATAACGAAGCTTTCAAAGAATACATCCTGGAGACAGGGGAAAGAGCAAGGCTTCCATTTGGGTTTGGTGAGTTCTCTATTAACAAGAAGAAGCGTAGAAAGATGAAAGGGGTAGATGGTAAAGAGTTTGTTAACCTACCTATCGACTGGAAAAAGACTAAAGAGAAAGGTAAGCGCATCTACAACTTCAACTTTCACACAGAGGGGTATTTCTTTGGATGGGTTTGGTTTAAAGAAACAGCTAGGTTTAGACACTCAGGCTTATGGTATTTTAAACCCTCCAGAAACACATCGAGATTGTTGTCACACTTTATCAAAACTGACGAGAAGTATCAGCACATTTATAACGAATGGAAAAAATAATCTAGATGTCATACTATTACAAATATAACTTCATCTCTCCTGAGGTTGTCTATTCCACTGTAAAAGAGGAGTTTAAAAGCTACTTTGATACAGGAGCCATAGATGATCTCATGTTCCCTACTTATCTGGACAAGTGTCTCAGAAAGCTAGGTAGAGCAACATATGTAATTCAAGAGCAGGTGTTGCACATCTATGATTATGAATCTAGACTTCCAGATAACTTCTATGCTGTTCGTGAAGCTTGGCTTTGTACAGCTGTAAATGGTTTTCCTTATCAACAGGCTAATTCATTCTACTCACAGGCTGCTACAGCTACAACAATTCAGGTGAGTCCTGTTATTGTATACGGCAATCCTTGTGAAGCTGGTAACTGTGGTCAGGAGTTCTGCCCTAAGTGCATGCCTAATCTGGTACAGGCTGTTTATAAAACAAACAATCAAGCCCCTGTACTCTACACAAGAGAGTATCTCCTGAAACCAGGAAATATTTCTGCTAGAAATAACTGTGGAGTGGACTATACTAGCAATTGGGAATTCTATCAAGAGGCACCCCCTCTTCGTGAGTTTACCCCTGGTTCTGCTGGATATGATTCATTTGACATCAGAGATAATAAGTTTGTAACCAACTTCCGTAATGGAGTGGTGCATTTGATTTTCTATGCCACAGAATATGATGCTGGTGGTAATCAAATGATCCCTGATAACTTCCGTGTAAGGGAATACATTGAGGCTTTCATCAAGTACAAAATGATGGAAACTCTCACCAATCAGACTAATGATGAAACTTTTAATCAGCTCCAACAAAAGCTTGGATATTACAAACAACAAGCTGAGGAGGCATTCATCATGGCTGATATTGAGATTAAGAAACAAGACCCGTGGGCTAAGCAACGTAGAATTAAGAATGACCTGAACAGATTTAATATGTATGAACTTCCCAACCGTGTTGGAGGAATGTATGGTTGGAGACGTAATAATTAATAACCAATGGCTGAGCAAGAACAAGGGAGCATTAGACAGGAGTTTAACAACGCTACCACTGGCTTAAACCTAGATCAAACTCTTAACCAGATTGGTAAAGGTAAGCTAACGTACGCGCTGAACGCTGCTGTCGAAAACTTTGACTCAAATTCTGTAAACTATCAGAATGAGCCAGGGAATGAACTTTGCGTTACATTCCCTTCTGGCTTTGTGTTAATTGGTACACATTTCATCCAAGAGAAGAACAAGCACGTATTTTTTATTACCAATCCAGAAACAGGTGCTTCTCAGATAGGGTACATGGATAACAACGATTGTATCTACCGCAAGTATGTAGATGCTCCTTGTCTTAATTTCAACATTAATCACCCTATCCATAAGTCTGTCCACAAGATTACAGAGTGCACAACAGAGGTGTACTGGACAGACGGACTTAATCCCCGTAGATATATTGATCTTAATCCTGAGAACTTACCCTACATTCTTGTAGGAGGTACACCCGCATGCGATCCTGTTTACAGTGATCAAATAGACTGTAACGGGTTGAATGTGCAACCTGACTTTATTATTCCACAACTCGATGTTACAAATATAGTTTCAGGTGGTGAGTTGGAGGCAGGCACATATCAGTTTGCTATTCAGTATTGTGACTCTGCTTCTAATCCTTACACTTCCTACTACTCTGTTACCAATCCCACTCCTATTGCTGACCCAAGTATCACCACTGCTAATTTTAATTATCCAGTGGGTAGATCTATTGAGCTCACTGTCAGCAACTTAGATAATACAGGACTTTACCAATACTTTAATATAGCAGTTGTTAGAACTATAAATGCTATCACATCCGTACAGCTGATAGGTACGTATTTTATTGATGGTCCAAGTCAGGTGATCACTTATTCAGGTCAGAACAAGACAGCCATTCGTCTTACAGTTGATGACATATTTGAGAAGTTCCCTTATTATGAGATTGCTCAGGACATAACAGCTGTACGTGATATTCTTGTATGGGACCAGCTTACATCTGTTGAAAGAATTAACTATCAACAGATAGCTACTGGTATCACCTTGCAGTGGGAAACCTACCGTATTCCTAACACAGAAACTTATGCAGACGAGCTGAATGCTACAAACCTGCGTGGGTATCTAAGGGATGAGGTATATGCTTTTGAGATTGTATTCCTCCTACATAACGGTAAGCAGACTGACGGATTCCACATTCCTGGAAGAATAGCAGTTAATAATGATTTGGTTCCTGTTCCTCAAACAAATGATGACTTCATAGGTGAGCCAGATCCTATTACAGGAACCAGTCCCTACTGGAAGATATATAATACGGGTACTGTTTCAGGATTCTCTCCTGGGTATTCTCCAGCACCAAGTTATAAGGGTGCCTATCAATATGGCGAATTTGCCTACTGGGAGTCTCTAGAAGAATATCCTTGTAATGATGAGTTGTGGGGAACTCTGGCTGGTCAGAAGATCAGACACCACAAGTTCCCAGACGTGCTAGTGAGTCCCATATTTGAGTCTGCCCTATTTACAGGACAAGACACAATGGTGATTCAGAGGGATGCTATTTTTCCAATGGGTGTAAGAATAGATGTACAACAGGTACAATCTCTCATCCAAGCATCCAACCTGACCACTGAACAGAAGAATCAGATAGCTGGATTTAAGATTATCCGTGGTGACAGAAGCACTAATAGATCTATCGTAGCTAAGGGTATTCTTAGAAACATGGGTAAGTATGACCGTGAGGGTACAGAATACTACTTCCCTAACTACCCTTATAATGATCTTAGACAAGACCCATTCTTGCTTGAGAAGAGCAATGCTTACACTATTCCACTTGCTGCAACAAGTACCACGTCCCAGTGTAGAGATTTCAGCATCTATCCTACAGCTGCTGGTCAAATTGAATATCTTGATTGCTACACAGGAGAAATAGCCACCAGAGATATTCTACCCTCTGAGGTGGGAACTATAATTCACTTGTGTGCTCTTGACTATCCAAAGCCCACATTTAGAGATGGTGCTACAGGAGCAATTGGTTCTAATACATACAATGTCTATAGAATCACAATTGACTTGGTTCCTTCTACAGGACAAGTTGTTGTATTTAGACTAGTTTGGCCAATTACTAAATGTGGTTTAACCCAAGGAAATCCAATTGCACCTCCCCCAGCATATATTGTACCTGGGGGCACTAACATTGATGGGTGGACAAAATACTGTGCTCTGAATCCTACAGTTTCTTGCTGTGACTCGCTTATTGACAAACCTCTTGATCTGAGCAATCAGTACGTAGCAATAGACACTGGTGGATCAGGTAGCTATTCTTTCAACATTGCATCTCTTACACCGCCTACATTTGATCAAAGTAATTTGGGTGCAGGCACAACCTTCAAGGTAGAATTTGTACGTTCTGTAGGAAATGATAATTGCTATCCAGACAAACTAAATGCCTTTGGTGATCCTGCGTCTCAATACAGACACGTATTTAACTCTCCTGAAACTTCCTTTGGACAGCCGTTCCTGGGTAGCATTCTGAAACTGGAGAATGTAATATATGGTGCTGGTAGAGCTCACTTTGTACAGGTGAACAAGAATGCCATGTACAGGCTACTAAGTGCTGAGGCTCAACAGGATGCGTTAAATAGTGCTAATAACATTGCAGCAATCACCAACCCTTATAATGCTAGTGCTTTATTTGCTGCCTACCAAACCTATCTGACAATCTACGTAAACGGTATCACCAGACGTAACTATGCCTACTCGTATAACTCTACAGCTAGTTATGATTATGGTAATGATATTAATAACAACTTAGGTGTTAAGCAGCGTGAGCTTGATCTAAAACAATATCTAATCCCTGGTGTACAGGGAGTGGGAGATGATAGAAATGTAAACAACTTTAACAGAGAGAGTTCTGTCTACCTAAAGACAGATGGTAATAGACCCCCTCTACCATTCCCCAACCAGACACCCACTATTAGTGGAGCAGTTAACGATAGGTCTAGAATGACCCTTAGCGAGGCTGGTGTTAATGGAACTGATAATAATTGTGGCACTCCTGCTAGGGAAGAATACATAAGTACAATATCTTATTACGCATCTCTGAAGAATATATTTGCCAATCAGTATGGCCAGATGTATTCTTATGAAACTGTAGATACAGGATTTCAAAGAGATATCACCCCTCTGACAGTTAGCACTGCTACCTTCTTTGGAGGTGATACATTCATCAGCAAGTTTGCATTTAAGACTAAGATTCCTTTCTTTATCGACAATAGAGTGAATGCCCCTGATGATAGTGACATCTTCTATGATGAGATTGGTAATGTTGCCTATCCAAAATACTGGCACTCAGCACGTTCCATCCTCACTACAGCAACAGCTGGTCAGCAAAATCTGACAAACTTCATCTCTATTAAGGCAAATCAGTTAGATTGTCCAAATAGTCAAACCCCCATCTCAAGTCCTGGTAGAACCTACTATGATGGTAAGATGTATGTGTTTGCCTATGGTATTCCTTATTTCTATTGTGAGAGTTCCTATAACATAGACTTGCGCCAGGCTTTCAACAATAGAGAAGGGGACTTCTGGCCTCACGTAAGTACAGGTATTCCTGATGACTGGGTACAAGAAGACTATGTATCTATTGCTCAGGACAACACCTACTACTACAATGTAACATTCTCCAAACAAAATAGAGAGAATGTATTCACACACCTGCCTTATGACTGGAAGGCTATATGTTTTACACAGTATCCGTTTAGAGCAATCTATTCAGATGCACAGAACATAGATGCTGACAATACGGTGAACAACTGGCTCACTTACAGAGCTATATCCTATTTTGATTTCCCTCAAAACTTTGGAGATCTTATTTCTTTGGATGGAATTCAGAACAGAGCAATTCTGGCTAGATTTGAGAACAAGAGTTTGTTGTACAACAACCTGTTGACAATTGACACCAGTAACCCTCAGGCAGCTTATGTTGGAAACCCTTCTCTATTTAGAGGGGCTCCTCCAATTGATTTTGCCGAAACTGATTTGGGATATGTAGGAACCCAGCACAAGATGCTCCTTAAGATTCCACAAGGGCAGATCACCATAGATGCTAAACGTGGTCAGGTATTTCTGGTTGCTGGCACACAAGTTACAGACTTGTCAGCTTTTGGATCAGGAATGAACAGGTTCTTTACAGACCACCTAGCTTTTGAAATATTGCGTTACTTCCCAGATGTGCCTATTGATAACCACTTCAATGGTATTGGTTTACATGGTGTGTACGATAGTAAGTATGATCGTGTCATCATCACTAAACTTGATTATGTTCCAAAGAGTAAGGATGTTAAATGGGACCCTGTAACTAATGAGTTTTATGTGGATAGTACATATCCTCAAAACCCTCCCACCACAACCAGCACTACTACATCCGCAGGAACTACAACCAGCACAACCACTGTACCAGGCACTCTCACTACAACTACTACCATTGCTCCTTTGGTTACACGCAAGGTGGTATATCTGACAGACACAGAATACTTCTGTAACAAGAGCTGGACAGTGTCTTTCAACTTCAATACCAAGAGCTGGACAAGCTTCCACACCTATCTGCCCAACTGGTATATTGGTGAGAACAACTTCTTCTATTCTGGTATTAATGGATGCTGCGATGACTTTGATATATTGGCTGCTACAATCGGACCAGTTCCAACAACTACCACTACATCTAGTACATCTACCAGCTCCACCACATCAACCACTACAACAGGTACATCCACTACATCAACTACCAGTACAACTACTACAGCTGTTCCTACAACCACTACTACCACTACAGCATTGCCTTGTCAGTGTTGGACAGTGCTGAATGGAGATGTGCAGCCAGTAACTTACAAATACACAGATTGTGAAGGTGTTCAGCAAACTAACACTTTAGCTGTAGGAGCCTCCATAGTGCATTGTATTAAAGCTGGAAGTTTGTTTATAGTTACTAGCCCAGCTGGTGGCATATTGCACAAATATAATTGTGGAACAACTTGTACATCTGAAGAAGAATGTACTTCTTGTATCCCAACTACCACCACCACTACAACCATAGAACCAACCACAACCACGACCACAAGTAGCAGCACAACTACAACCACAACAACCTCTTATTTGGATAACTGTACAAACTATCTAGTTGAGCCAATTGGTTCAATCCAACTAACTTGGTCAGAGTGTGGAACTGGTGAACCTGCTTTGGGCTCATTCACCACCACTGCGAATGTTTGTGCAATCACAGGTTCAATAGCTATCACTGGTGGATCTGGAACTGTTTCAGCAAGCGGTTTGTGTGCATTGTAAAAAATTAAAAGAATGCCAAAAACAATCATCATAAAGTTAACTAGCTCAGGGCCTACAGCAGGACCCTTTACAATCAGCACTGAGTACGGTACCATCCTGGCAACAGATGTTACCAGAGATGAGCTGATTCAAGGGGTTAGTTATGTTGTAGATGATAATGTTATCATGGTGACTGTTGAGTCTACTGGCAAGTGTAAAAACAAAAAGACATTCCCAATCACTGTTACAAACATTGTAGCTTTAGCAGCCACAGAATATACAAGAACCACAACAGCTTGTATCTGGAGGCACCTAAAGAATCCAGTGATATATAACTACTTCTACGGAAACATCGAACCTTATATCATTGAGTATCCGTTTGCCTACTCCTATCAAGATGAAATCCTGCATAGTGTGCAAGACTACACCAAGGCATATAAATACTTCCCTGATATAGATGGTGTGTCTGATGACAGCCGCAAGATAGAAACTGATGATGCTTGGTTCAATAAGGCTGTAGTTTACAATGGTCAACAGTCCTCTGGTATTCTAGAATTGGTTCCTAAACCAATCAACAACCTCAAGGACTATTTGAAGTATCCTGTATACAACACTGATAGTAAGACAATTACGTTTACTAAGAGCGATAACTTCTACCAGTACAACACGTTCTGGTCATTGGTTAAGTATAAGCAGGAACCTCTTTTCGTAC